AAAGCTGCCCCCTCGTTTACGTCCCAGTTTCCTTCAAGTAATTGCTTACGTTGCGTTGGGGGCAAAGCTTTAAGCATTTGCTCGTATCTTCCATCCGTTGCTAAGAATGGATTATCTTCTAGACGAGCCGGTATAAACTTTCTTGTTAAACCATCTTTACCTACAAAGCTTTGATCAGGTTCTGCTGGTTCAATATACCTATTCTTTACCCAGTGTGCGCCTACGCCACCGGGGTTAGCAGTACAACGCATATAAGGCGTTATCTCGCTATCTGTTGTTCTTAGTCGTGAAGCTAAGTAGTTCCAAGCAAACTCTGTTGGTAGGTGAGTAATCTCGTCAAAACCTATCCAACTATATGCTTGACCCTGATAACGATACACATCTGCATCACGTTCAAGGAAACCAAACTCTATCTTAGCTCCGCTTGGGAAGTTCCAAAGCTTTTCTACTTCTCTATATTTACAACCCGGAAATGCTTTCGGATATAATTCCCTTGACTTATCTATCAGCTCTCGCAGCTCTGGCATAGACCTTCTGATGATCAAGGCTCTGTGAGCAGCTCTGTGAGCGTATCTGAGGGGGTCTACGAGCATAGCGTAGGACTTTCCACCCCCTGCGGCTCCTCCGTACAATACGTCCGTCTCAGCGGCTGCTAGGAACTCTGTCTGAGGCCCTTCGTTCGGAGCAAAAATAACATTATCTTTAGCTTCTTCTTTTACAAGCTTTGGAAGCTTTTCTAGTTTATCATCTGTGATAACTGCTCCCTTTGAGCTTTGTCTATCACTTAACTTAGAAAGTACTTCTTTAGAATTTGCTAGGACAGTTTTATGGCTTTCTAGCTTATTCCTAGTTTTTTCAATAAGTTTTTCTTTCTGTCTTATTGTTCTTTTAGCTTTGTTAGAAGCTTTAGTTTTACTATGATAATTATACTGAGACGTAGCTCCTAGGGGCCTACCTGCTTTCTTTTTAGGTGTGCCATCTTTTTTAAGTACAAAGTTACCGTCGTCATCTTTACGGTAATTATCTGGATTAAGTTCCCAGTCTTTCATTATCAATTATTTTCTTTAAACCAACATGGCTTAATTTTCTACCTGTTTTATGTTCAATCCAAGCAGAACCTTCTCGTAAGCTCAATACTTTAGAGCTTACTAGGCTTTTAATTTCATCAAGGACTTCAAGTTCTTCAGGAACTTCTGTCAAGTACCTTGAATCTTTTTCTGATAAAACATACCCAAAAGGTATCGTTGAACTTGTCCTACGCATCTTCAACAATTCGTACTTCTTCTTTTGCAGGTAGTATGAACAAACCACCTTGAACATTGTGGTTAACATCTATCCTGTCTGTTTTTCCTAGACCTACTCGATCCAATATTGTCTGAGCAGCCTGTAGCTTCATATTAGCCTGTGGTACGGGTTCATCTGAATCCATAACCTTAACTAATTTAAGCGCGGCTTTAGGGGCAGATCGTGCAAGGATAGTAGTGGCTAAGTCGATTATTTCATTCTTTAATGCTTGTGTCACTTGCCAGTGGCTATTGGGTGCATAACCTGCAATTTCTGCAGCTTGTTTTGGATCACCTCCTGTTTCTATAAGGTTATCTAGGAATAGCTGCTGCTTTGTAGTTAATTCTTTATTCATAGTTAAGCAGTATAACACTAGAATGTTGTTTTGTCAAGAAAAAACTTGACAAATTGAAAAAAACTTGTTATACTAACCCTTGTAGTCGCCAAGGTTACATCACTTATATAGCCCTCCAAGATACCCACTAACCGGACAACATCCTATAAGGATTCCTATAAAATTACTTTAAAGGCTTTAAAGACCCGCCCCTAACTGCTTAACACTCTGTAGCCCTGTAAAATGTTTGAGCAGGAGTATATATATGGGAGGGGTGGCATGGCCTCCTGCCCGGCCCTATAAAGCCTTGGAAGCCTCCGCAGGCATACGCCCTTTATAGATAACTTTTAAAACTTCAAAGGCTTTAAAGGGTTGGTCGGTAGGTTCCGAAGGCTTCCAAGTCTGCTTAACGCTCTAAAGTAAACTCTCAAAGGCTTTAAAGTTTAACTTTTAAACCTACAAAGCCTTTATAATTCAACAGCCTACAAAATTATCTAACCATTTCCCCAAAATAATTTTAAAAATATCTTGCCAGTCGCTATCGAATTGTGCTTAAAATAAAAACAAGCGAGCGGCATAGGGTCTCTCGTATTATTAAAAAGGATAGTAAAATGAGTAACTTACAAACTGTAGTAATCAACGGTCGCAATGTTCAAGTAGACTTCGATACACCAGCGACCTATAAACAACTACAACATTTAGGGCGTATATGTTCTGGTATTTTTCCTAATCAATCTGAAAAGCCTACCAGCGACCAATGGTCAAGGGCGCGTAAAATACCCGCTGCGGTTTTAAAAGGCCATGACGGCGCTTACCCTTCAAAAGGTTGGGTTCAAAAGATCTTGGATTCTAAAACGCCAAAACTACCCGCAGCGATTGAGAAATTGATTGTTAAGGATGCGCCCAAGGCTAAAAAGGCCAAGGCTAAAACAGCGGATATGGATATAAAAGATATCATCGCGCTTTTAAAGGCCCAAGGCCTCGATGTTGTAAAAGCGCCCGAATAACCCCAAAACTTTAAAAGTTTAAAAGGCCTCGCATCGCGGGGCTTTTTTTTGCCTGTAATATTTCTAAGCCTCTCTAAGCCTCCCTAACCTATACCCTTACCCTTACCATTCCCTAAGCCTAAAAAGGCCTCAGAGAGCAAATTAGAGGCCTTTGCGGTGATCTTATGGGATCTTGTAAGGCCTTGGGGATCTTGTAAGGCCTTGGGGATCTTGTAAGGCCTTGGGGATCTTGTAAGGCCTTGGGGATCTTGTAAGGCCTTCGAGAATCTATAGGCCTGTCCTCATATATAAATAAATTTTTGAGTATATAGATACAGGGTCATACGTCATTTATATAAAAACAGCCAATATATACTATAGTATAGATGCAGGGTCAGACGGCATAGTATTAGTTAGTATACTATTGGGGTTGCGGTGCTGGTTTTGGTGTGCCACACTTTGTCCCGTTGGTCGCTCAAGACCTTTGAGTCTTAAAGGCTTTGAGTATTTAATTTTCTGGGTTTGGCGTACCCTGTAGAGTTGAAGGACTATAATGATTGCCTTGTAACCCAGAAAGTTAATATCCTGAGCATGATATAAAACTGCTCACATAACTAAAAGGAGGTAACAGGGCGGGACAGTGCGGGACTGTAAATCCTGTGGCATATACTATATGCACCCTTAAAGCTGTTTGCCGTGGCGCTAGTGTGACTAGATGAATCACTAACCACGAACTGTTACACGACTAAAGCATGTCGTCAATCAAAATGCTACCTTCACGCTGATATAGGGTTGCAAACCTGTAAAAGTATTAGGTAGACCTGAGTATGTCTATAAACTGCTCACCCACTAACTAAAAGAGGTTTTGATTATGTTTATTACTAAGCGTTCAATGCTAACAGGCCATGAACATACTATGGATTTAAATGTTACCATCCAACAAATAAAAGATTGGGAAGAAGGTACATTAATACAAGATGCGATGCCTAATTTAAACTCTATTGAACGAGAGTTTATTATATCTGGTGTCACTGAAGCTGAGTGGAATAGATTTATGAAGGAGGAGCTATGAAGTTTTTAATTGGTGTTGTGTTTAGTTTAGCATTGTTTACTATTTATTTTGCTTGGAACAATTATATGATAGTAGATAAAGATCCTATAATCTTATGTACTTTGGCAGGTATTATAATTGGAATAATACCGGGAACATTAATGTGTATGCCTGATAAGTGGGGGAGGTAATATGACTAATCTTATAAACTCTAAAACTTTAGAGATCTTTAAAGACTATAAAGATTACTTTAATAATTATCAATTAAATCTATTAGGTTTTAATAATTCTTATAAGATCTTTAAAGGCTTTAAAGAATTTGATTATACCACAGGAATCTTGTACTTGCAACCCTCTGATTACGTTGCAACCAAAACTTTATGTCCGATGGCTGATTTGTATGGTTGTAAAGATCCTTGTCTTAAATCATCAGGTCGTTTAGGCATGTCAAACGCTCAGTTAGCAATGACTCGACGCACTATACAGTATCTTAAAGATCCTGATGGGTTTAAAGATAGGCTCCGAAGTGAGATCATTAAAAATGAGAAGGATAACTATTGTATTCGGCTCAATGGCACATCAGATATTGATTGGTCAGATCTTATTGGCTCGTTGCCCAACATACAATTCTATGATTATTCTAAAGTGTTGAAACGCATCAAGAAAAATACTTTAGATAATTATCATCTCACATACTCTGCATCATTTAACAATGATCGAGCTATTCAATTTACAAAGGAGGCGGTTGATTTAGGTATCAACACAGCCATTGCATTAAACACTAAAGAATGTAAGGGGGAATTTAAAAGACCAGACACACTTGTAATCAATGGAGTTACACATTCACTTATCAATATGGACAGACATGATTTAAGATTCAATGATCCTGTAGGTTCTGTTGGTACACTAACTAGAAAGGGATCAAACAAACTACAAAGAAGTATTGATATGGTTCCTTACAATTTCTTTGCTAACCCAGAATCACTGAAACTGGTGGCTTGACACGGTGGTTTTGGTCTGGCAAAGTGTTTCAGGCAGTCAAGCGCTGCTTAATTTTAAAACTAACGAGGTTATTATGAAAATTTTTAGACGCAGAAGATACTATGGTGTTCGATTTAAGCAATACTATTTTGGTGTTGTATTTGGCAAACGATCTCAACGAAGGAGTAAGTAACGTGGAAAATGTAATTAGTTTATTTAGTAACGCGACAAAGTTTAATGATCAAGGCTATGGCCCTGCTGATTTTGAAATTGATCAGGCCCCTTTAGTTTATTTTGACAGTGAGGGCAAGCTATCTGAATCCAGCAAGCATGTTATTTTCCGTACAGATACTGGAGAAGAGCTTGGTGTACATGGCTCAAGATACTCAGATCTTTATGAGCTTTCATACAAACGTATGATTGATAATCAACGCAATACAATTGCAAGGTCTTCATTAAATACTGACGGTATGAAAGAAGATATTCAAGTATCTTATAATGGTGCAATGTGTTTTGTTAGGCACAGCCTGCCCGATGAAAAAATACTAACACCAGATGGAGATTCAGTATCTTTAGATCTTCTAACTGTGTCTAGTCTCAATGGTGTTTGGCCTTTTATATGTAGTCTTGGTGGACATCAATCAGCCTGTATGAATAAACAAATATTTATCAGCGGTGCTGCTAATGTTTATAGAGCTAGGCATACTAAAAAACTTGACATTGATCATGGAGCCTCATTGATATCTAAATCAGTAGAAGTGTTTGCTAAAGAAGTAAACATGTGGCATGACTGGTCTAACATTCAAGTCAATGACCTTGAAGCCTTTAAGATGTTTGCAAAAGCAGCAAACGCTACTACAGTATTCAAGTGGCTTGCAGAGTATCCAAATGCAACTGTCAACGAAATGTTATTGCAGTCTAATATTTATAAAAATACTGCTTTGATTTATATGTGGAATCGTTGGACAGAACATTATCGTTCGGTGTTGGGCAGTAATCAATGGTCTACTTACAATGTAATGACTGATTGGTCTACTCATGCACCAGCAGCTAGAGAATCTTCACAAGTTAATATTGCGTCGATCTCTTACAAACGTGGAGAGAGTGTACGTCAAACAGTAATCAAAAACTTTAAGGAAGCAGCATAGTGAATATATTTTATTTAAATAAGTTCCCGGTGCAAGCGGCTCAAGAACATTGTGATAAACACGTAGTTAAAATGATCTTAGAGCAAGCGCAGCTTTTATCTACAGCACATCATGAACTGGGGTCAGAGATGGCCCCTCATGTATACAAGTCAACGCACAAGAACCACCCGTCAGCAGTATGGGTTAGGTCTGGGTATGGTCAGTATACTTGGGGCTACTCATTACTTTGCGAGCTTCTGAAAGAGTATACGCATCGTTACCACAAGACTCATGCAACTGCTAGACTGTTAAAGTTTTTGGCTACTGTGCCAGATAAAATACCTACAGGAGTTAAGTGGAGTGACCCACCTCAGTGTATGTATGATGAGTGTAGAACAGACGACACAGTTGAGGCGTACCATAACTATTATAAAGTAAGACGTAATGAAATTGATATGCGTTGGACAAACAGGGAGATACCAGCATGGCTTTAAACATTGATACCGATGCAGACTACGTACTTGAGGCTTACTGGTGGTCACATAGAGTAGTTGATAATGTAGTTGAAAAACACAAGAAAATTGTGCTTGCTTGCATTATTGTTTACAGGGATTACGAAAACGAGCTAGGTGAAAACATGCAGCTTCATGAGATGATAACATTAAGAGATAAATTAGTTGAAGCCTATCGTCATCACCCTGACGGAGAAGTAATCGTAGAGCTAACTATTAAACAGGAGTTCGTAAACGGATGAACACTAACAGAAACATCTTTACCAGACTAACCTCTTTCGTTAAAGATTGTGTTGTTGATTTAATGGAAGGCTACGTCAGCACCGAAGATTTGATTAAAATTTACATCTGCGTTATAATCTTCTCAGTATTTTTTATAGCAGGAGTAGCATCGTGAAAGTAGAAATGATAGACCTTATGGGCGATGACAAGACCGTTGTAAATAGTGCAAGGGTTTCGTTCGCTAATGTGGTAGATGAGTTTGGCCCAAGAGACAAAAAGTTACTGGCTTATCTGGCTCGTCACGATCACTGGACACCCTTTGCTCATGTTCAAGCACAGTTTAGAATCAGTGCGCCAGTCTTCGTGGCTAGGCAACTCGTTAAGCATCAGGTTGGTATGTGCTGGAATGAACAGAGTCGTAGGTACATAGACTTTTTACCTGAGTATCACTGGCCTAAACTGTGGCGAAAGAAAGCAGACAACAAAAAGCAAGGATCATCGGATGTAGTCTTTGTAGGTGATGAGCATACAAGATTCCAAGAAAAGTATGCTGACTTAGTTACTCAGGCTGAAGCTATTTATGACAACATGATTGCTAGTGGCGTAGCACCAGAGCAAGCACGAATGGTTCTGCCACAGTCTATGATGACCGAATGGATTTGGACAGGATCATTAGT